CGGCTCGTACGCAGCATATTGCTTCAGCTGTGGTGGCAGACTCGCATTTGTGATGCCACCGCTAGCCTGAAACTGCCCATCAGTTATCAGCAAGCCAGCGCCACCGCGATACAGATTGGTGTCCTGCGCGCTGCCGCCACCTGCGCTCCAAACCATTCGACCATCGGCACCCATGATCCACACATTGGTAGTGTCTGAGGCTCTCTTCATCGCGAAGTAGTAGCCATCGCTGGCCATGTTCTGTACCATGATGGCCGAGTAGCCACCTGTACGCGACTCGTTGATGAAGACACGCTGTGTCGTCCAAAGTTCGCCGGAAGTTATAAGACAGTTCGGCGCTCTACGGGCAAGGGTTGTGTCCGGAGCAGTTGATCCTCCGGTTCCCCACTGAATCGTACCGTCATACATCACGGCCCACCGTGGCTGCGAATCTCCCAACACCCGATAGTAGAACGGCTGGTAGGCACCACCAGAAGTTGGAACCTCAGCGTGGAAGGCAAACGAGCCGTCACCACTCGCAATGATCCTGGCATTTGTCTGCAAGATCTGGGCCGCATAACGATACAGAGACGTGTCATAGGTAAAGCCGATACCGCAGAACTGGTGACCGTTGAAGTCGTAACCAACCCCAACAACGGGAGCCGTCCCGTTGTCATTGAAGATGCCATAAGTGAGCGCACGAAGAACTCCAGCTTCAAACGTACCATCTGTTTGGAGAGAACCCGCCGCCGCGCGATACAATTTTGTGTCCTGCGCTGCGTTACCCGGTCCCCACTGCGTGTAACCGTTCACATCAACCCCGAAGCGGGCATAAGATTCGCCAGACACTTGCGAAGTAACCACGGCCCCGGTGACGCTCGCGGGTGCATACACAAACCCTGTCCCACCGCGAGAGGCAAAGCCGCCGTCGGTCGCCAGGTAGTTTGCAGCGATGCGATAGAGGTTGGTATCCGAAGCTACAGCACCAGTACCCCAGTTCATGTCGCCGTTGATCCCCATGTGGAACTTAGGTTGTGAAGCTGCAGCTACGTCATAGATGTAGAATGGCCAAACGGTATTGTCAGCAGTGATTCCTAACGCTGTCGGTTGACCACCCTTGCCAACCTGCAGCGTCTTGGTAGCAACTCGACCGAAAAATGTGTCCCAGGTGTTACCAGCCCCACCTTGAGCAGCATCGGAGAACTCAATACCATTCGACCCAAACCTGAAGTAGTCGTGGTTATTGGCGATGGCGTAGATACGCAAATACCCGGGAGCAGCGTCAGCATCCTGTGAGTAGAGTCCCCAGCCCTTTGTCTTCGCCGGGTTGTTGAAGAACTCTATCCCTGCGCCACCGTTCTGAGTCGAGTCCCAGCGCAGAGAAAGGTAGGGCCAGGCACCCTCATCGGTGAGCAGAATGTCGGAGGCAGTACCGTCGTAAGCGTAGACACGCACATCGGCGTCCATCCGCAGCGTATTGCCGGACGGATCCCTGTATATGGGGATGTCAGCCCAACCAAACTTCTGTGTGTTGCTGAGAATGAGATCGCCGGAAGCGTTGAGCCGCACGTAACCGTTCGGTACGTTCGGCAGTGGGATGGAGCTATCGACCTTGGTCGCCAGAGCCTGCATGTCCGTGGCGACATTGGGAGCATCCGTCCCGACGGGATACGGGATCGCGTAGTTAGGAGTCGATCCTGGCACCATTCCTCCTAGAAGCGTTGCGAGGGACCCCTTGCGGCGAAGGGATCCCCCACAACCTCACGAGAACGTGACCTGTGCCGTCAGCGTCCATGTCCCCGATGACTTGGTGCCTAGCGCGGCGACCTTGCGTTGCAGGTTCGTCGTGCCGTTCAGGAACCCTGCCCCAGAAGCGGTGGTGGCGCCAGCCGCAATCGACCACTCCGCCCAGACGTAGTTCGCCTCTGTACCGGCGAAGTCTGACTGGAAGCTGACCGTCTGGTTCGAGCGTGACGGATATGTCGCGTTCATCGCCTTGTAGAAGCGGTTGGTCGCAGCCTGTAGTTCCGCCTGCGTTGCCGCCTCAGCGGTGTTGCTGTCGCCGACACCGGTGAAGGCATTGGCGTTCGACCACGGGTTGCCCGCCACCTGGTTCGAGAGAACGGTGGCGATCATGGTCATGTCCATCAGCCGCTGGATGCCCTCGTTGAGTAGGAGGTTGCCGTCGACCTCCTTGACAACCTCTGCCTCGCCGATCACCTGACGAAGCAGATGCGACCCGATGTCGATGCCCTTCGGCAGCCAGAGCTTGCGGCGAGCGAACTCGCACGCCTCCTCTGACCACTGCTCGCAGATCCAGTGAGTGGTTCCGTTGCGCATCACGTCTTGTCACCACCCGCACCGGCGTCCTGTGCCTGGATGTTCTGGATCGCTTCCGCGAAGACGGCGAGCTCCTGCGGCACTTCCTTGCCCTCCGACTCCAACTGCGTGACGAGTTGCTTGGCCTGTTGGGCAAGACCGTACACGGTGGGCTGCCCAGGATCGACAGCGCGGTGCGCGGGATGAAGCTCCGCGTCCGTGTCTTCGCTGATCGATCCCCAGTTGAGCAACTCGTCGATCATGTCGCTGGCCGACGTGAGCCCCTCGTGATCGGGCATTGCCTCTTCGGCCAACTCCACCGACTCCTCGAAGTCAGAGCGGGGGATCATTTGCCCTGGGACGTATGCCCTCCCGTTCCCATCCAGGAACGGGAGGTTCACATACGTCAGAGCCTTGTACTCGTCGGCCATCGTCTACCCTGAGGCAGCCGACATCTTGGCCTCGAGACGATCGACGACGCCCCGGCGCGGCTCGTTGTCCGTCGCCAGGTTCTCTGCGTCAAGGACCTTCTCGATGCTGTCGAGGTCGTCACCTGCCAGGGCCACCGTCTGCTCGACGTTGAGCTTGTGGTCCTTGATGTAGTCGGCCATCTCGTCGACCGACATCTCACCGGGGTTGCTCTCGCCATCGGCCGGCATGATCTGCCCCTGCGCCTGCAGACGCGGTGCGGTGTTGCCGCGATTGCGAAGAGAGAACACCTGATCGGCATCCGTCCCAGCGTAGGTGCCGGCACGGATCTCGTCGGCCTCCTCGTCTGTGTAGAATGCGTCCAGGTCCTCACCGCGCTTGACGTAGTCCTCGTTGGTGATGTCCACGTCGTCCCCGGCGATGTTGATGCGCTCGGTGAGCACGTCGGGACCGCTGGGATCGACAGGATTGGGCGTCACCTCGAACCATGTGAAGAGACGATGCTTGATGATCTTCTGCGTCATCGCTCCTCCTAGGTGAGTCCGGTTGCCTTCAGGACCGCGAACCCGTTGTTCGCGTACATCACAGGCCGGACGCTCGACTGGACCCACGTCTGCTGCTTGCCGTTCGGGTCGCGCCAGGTCTCCGTGCTGAGCGGTGCCTCGATCCGCATCTCGCCGACCTGACCCTCGGCCAGCGCGTATGCGCTGCCGGCAGTCATGCGGTTGGTGACGAACAGATCGATGTCGTACGAGTCGAGCAGGGCACCGAGCTTGTCGCCGTAGATGCCCTCGAGATTGAACATCTCTGTGGGGTTCATGATCCACAGGTTGTAGTCCATGTCCATCTCGTCCTGCTCCGCGATCAGATCCGCCTTGGCGAAGTCCCTCGCCGGAAACAGCGGCCAGTTGGATCCTGCGGCATACGTCGTGTTGACACTGCCCCAGCTGACGCCGGTGAACGTGCGCGAGTTTGCGGTGATGAACGCCTCCAGGATCTGGACGCCGCGCTGGTTGATCTTGCGCACGATCGTGTTGCTCAGCTGACGCATTGCCTTTGTGAACTCCGAGATCAGGTTGCGGTCTCGGGTTTCGTCGAGGAAGTAGAACTTGCCTCCCCACTTCTCGACGACCGCCGCTGCAGGAGCGCGACGGCTGAAGCTGACGACCGGGAACTCCGATCCCGGCTCCACCCGCTGAACGTCGCGGTCCATGTAGTAGTCCGGTGTCACCACCAGATCATAGACCACGGCTCCGCCGGTGACTCCGCCCGCTGACGTGAACACGCGGTCCACGAAGAACCGCTGCCTTGTCAGATCGAGCACCATCGGCGTCAGCACCCGCGTGGGGTTTTGAAGCGCGATGTCGATCGAGAACACGGTCCCCGTGATCGTCGGCGGTCCCAACGGATTCATCACGGCACCCGGATACGGCGCAGCAGCGACTGCGGGAGGACCCTCCCACCGAGCAGCAATGAACTGCTCGGCATCGCGGAAGCGCATCCGCTCGAACTCCGGATCCATGCGACCCTCGGCGACGAGCGTCGCCATGGTGTCGTCGCATACCATGACACGAGGGCCGTGGTCGATCTGGAGAACGGCAGGCTTCGTTGGCCTCATCCCTACCTCCCTTCTACGCCTTGACAGCCGGGTTGAAGGTGTAGAGCTCGACGACGACGTCGACGCCCGCAGCCCCGGCGGCACTGCGAGCCTTGCCCACAACCACCTTGCCGGATGCCGGCGCGGCGGTGATGACACGTCCCTGTGCGTCCGACTGCAGCAGGTCGCCGATGGCGACTGCCCCGCCGGACGTAATGGGCAGAACCGTTCCGTCACCGTCGATGATGACAGCCTTGCCGTTGATCGGAACGTCCCAGCTGATGACACCGCTGACCTCGCCACCGGCCACCGGAGCGACAGGGACGACCATGTTGCCACCGTCGTTGGCGGCCAGCGGGTCGGGTGCCAGAGCCGGACCTGAGCCCTGGTAGCCGGTCTTGGGACCGGCCAGGGTCTTGCCCGTCATGGCGTACCCAGCGTGCACCGTGACCTTCTGGGTGTACGCACCCTCGAAGTAGGTGATGCACTCGTTGTTCACGCCATCACCGCCTTGTGTAGTGCCCGTCGGCAGCGATGCGCGAACGCCGCATGCCACCCGCCGAAGCGGCGACCGCTGCGTCCTGCTCCTTCTGCGCACGGACCTCGGGGAACAGCTGAGCAGACCACTCGCTCACCTGATCCGCTGACAGAGCGTCTCCCTCCTCGCCATTGCCGCCAACCGCCGTTGCGCGAAGCTCGACCGGGATGAGACCGGGCTGCAGAGACGCAAGCGTCTCCTCACCCTTGGGATCGTGCTCCAGGTAGTTCAGCCAGTGATCCTTGCTGGCCGGAGCGATGCGACCGTCCTTCATCGCAGCGGTCACCAGTTCGTCACGCTTCTCCTTGCGGCGCTCCGCAATGAAGTCACGCGACTCGTTGGTGGCTGCGACAAGGCCGTCGTACTGCGCCTTGTCCACCAGGACTGTTCCCGGAGGAAGTGCGCTTGCCGCCACAGCGGCAGGAGCCACAGGCTCTGCCGGAGGAGCGACAGGCTCTCCGATCGGCTCGTCCGCCGGTGTCGGCTCGGCAGCAGGCGGTGTTGGCACCTGCGGCTCGATGATGCCGGCAGCGGCATTGAGCTCGCGGAGGGTCTCCTGGACCTGCGCGTCGGTTGCTTCCTCCGGCAGTCCCAGGCGATCGCGGATCAGCTTGGGATCCATCGAACCTCCTGTGTCGGGTTGCGGGATGCTCTCATCCCTTGTGTTCCAGCTGGCGGCCACTTCCCTGCCTACCGCCAGTGTCGCTGCAACGTACGAGGCAGCAGCCTTGTACGCCTCGACCGTCTCGGGGATGTAGTCGATGCGAACCGGCTGCGGATCGCCGAAGCTGACTGCTCCCTTGTCCGACGAGAAGGACAGCTTGTACAGCTGACCGGACTCGTCATCTTCCACAACGAGTTCGTTCGGGTCCATCAGCACAGCCTGAACCCACCACCAGTTCTTCTCTGGATTGGCTGGAACGTACTCGCCATAGAAAGCTCTGCGCACGTCGTCGAGATTCACCGACGCAGCAGTCTTGCCAAACAACCTCATTGGATCGCCTCCTTGCAAGAGCGCCGGGTCGATGGTAACTCCATCCGGTATCTCTTCGCCGTAGAACTGAGGAAGATCCTCAAGTACGGAGATGCCCGGCCACTGTACGCCGAGCAATGAGCAGGCAGAGATCACGAAACGCCACCGCTTGCCCATCTGACTTTCCAGTTGCTGTCCCTCAGGTGCGAAGGCAGGCACATTACTGTACCCCTCTACCGAGCGCGAGGGATAGGCTGCCGGCATGATGTCCGCCAGCCACTTGGGAACGCCGACATAGTCAGCGTACACCGTCGTGCCGTTATCCGACAGACGGAGATTGGTTGCAACGCCGAAACTCGGTGAGCCATCGAAGACCTGGGCATCGTTGAACCGAGGATCGATATGACCGATCTTCAGGCGCGGACGAGGAACGCTGCTGTCCTCGTTCGCCGCCATCACGGCATCACGCAGGTCCTCTGGGGTGAATGTCCTTGGCCCTGTGCTCAGCGGGTACTCCACTCCGGCGTGCAAGATCGGCACGTTTGCTACCGTGACAAGTGCTGGCGCAGACGATGCCATGACATCAGGCTTCTTTCCCAACCATCTGCGGAAGGAAGCTCTGATAGTCGCAGGGGAACCCGAGGAGGGAGCACCCGACGGGTCCCCTGCGGCCTGTGTCCGTTGCAGGGGTTGTGTCACACCCGCACCAGGAGGAACGGGTTGTGCAGACTCTGGCAACTCCCCTCGCGGTGGCACAACTTGCCCAGGGGCAAGCTCCTGCGGCTGCCGTGGTACACCAGGACCGACGATGATGTTCGGCCTCGGTGTGCTGCGGCTCGGCAGCTGGTACTTGTAACGGATGGCATTCTCCAGTTCCTCGTCCACGATGATCACGCCACGTTGAACTAGGGTGGCTAGCTGCTCCACGCCCAGGCTGTCTTCACTCGTGCGCTCCCACGTGATCTTCGGGACAAACTCCTCGTCCTCGCCGTAGTTCCAGTCGACAATGTCTTCGATGATGTGCTCGTTGGTGATGTCGCAGTACCACTGCGCGATGTGGCGCTGCGCGACGAGGAAGAAGTCTTCAAACGTCTCCCCCAGCGCGTAGCTGCCGACATGCGCCCCACCCTGGGCCAGATTGGCGAGCATCAGCATGAAACGACGAGCCATGCTTTCGTCGTATCGCTTGATCGTTGCGTCGATGTCGGAACCGGAACCCTTGGCGATGTGAAGCGAACTGCCATAGGGAACAGCGCCACCGGCGGTCTCGCCGATGCGGAACTGCTGCATCATCTGGCCCAGGTCCTCAATCTCGGTCATCGTTGCACCTTGAGGACCTACGGCATATGGTACACCGCCGGCACGCTCGTGGTTGATTGCCTCCACTCGCATCAGGCGGTCCTTCAGCACCCAATCCTTGAAGCAGTCGCGCATCATGCTGCGACCGTGCCAGTTCATCCCTTCCATCTGGAAGATGTAGCCGGTGAGCCGGTCAACCGGGATCGGCTCGGCGAATGAGGACAGCGGTGGGTTTGCTGACAGGAACGAGTTCCTACTCGCCCACTGCACCACATTCACGAGGCTGCCATCATCCTCGACGTTCATCTGCGCGATCGTACGAGGCATGATCGGGAACATCCTACGCAGACGCCACTTGCCATCCACCACCTCACCGTTCTGCTCGAAGAACATGTGACCGTAGATAACGGACAGCATGGACTGCAGGACAAAACGTGGATGACTGAACCTGCCCTTCAGCCGTCCTTGCGGCTTGTGATCCTCACCCATCACCGGCAGGTTGAGATCCTGGCTGATCTCTTCAACGAGCGACGCGCGAGAGCCATTCGGGTCAATCACGAACCGCAGCTGGCTGATCCCCCACATCACGGACGTTAGTAGGGCAGCCAGCTGCGAGTCCGTGCGCATCTGTTCCGCTGTCCAGACGCTGTTCGGCCAGAACCACTCTGGCACTGTCTCCTGTAGATCGATGAACATGTGCCACGGAGCCACGCCGCCTGTCTGCGGATTCAGGCCGACCCCGTAGTTGAACGGATCAGCGACGCCGATCAGGTTGACGGGAGGACGTGCGCCCTGCGTCGTCGTGATCCGTGGTCTACCGACAGGAGGCATCTGACTACCAGGTGTGAATCAGTTCGATGAGGAGGATGATCGCAATGGCAATGACCGCGATCTCTGTCAGGCCATACTCACGCTTCATGGTGTCGGCCACCTTTCCTTTGTATCCTCGATGTCATTCGGCGGCTCCGGCAGATCAGTCATCCTCGGGTACCGATCTCGCTTGTCTCCGTTGCCCACCTGGTACCCAATGAAGGCACCGAGCAGCCCGAAGATGCCGCTGAACGATGAGATGAGCACCTGCGTCTCATTCTCGGTAAGGGACGATGCCGTGTTTCCATGCTCGATCGCCGTCCACACGATCCCAGCCGTGAGGACGATGATTGAGATTGATACTCCGAGTGCCAACGCGAGAACGGAGTATGCTGCAAAGTTCCGTCCCTTCACTCTTTCACCCTGACGAAGACCGTAGCTTGACCGGAAACGTATCGGTCACGCCGCATGACCTCTCCGCCATTGGATTGATTGGAGGCGCTGGTGTTGCCCTCGATGCACTTGAACTGGTTGCTGTTCACCCACTTCTCGAAGATACCGATATGGTCATATTCCCCGTTGCGATCCCAGTCGAAGCAGACGAGATCGCCCGGCTGAGGATCGCTCGTGATGCTCAGACCCCGGTAGCCCATACGCGCGTCGTAGACGATATACGGTACATATGCGTAGTACTGACCTTTCACGAATGACTTGGTCGGAGCCTCACCGGTCTGATCGCACCAGGTACAGAACATCGCACACCATGGCCCGATCATGTTGTACCACTGGCTGTACTTCACCTGGTTGGAGTTTGCCGGCGACTCCTTGACCCCGATCTCCGCAACCGCTTTCTTCAGGCGAGCCTGCGCAGCCTGGGGTTTTACGGCTGGGGGTGGCTGCGCAGGCTCCTTCCCCTTGAACTGATCCCACGCGGCATTGATGAGCTCCACGGAACGGGCGTCCATGGCTGGCTCTCCGGCGTGAGGCAGTCCTTCGGGGATCCTGATGGAGCGCAGCGTGTTGAACGTCTTCTCGCCGACCCAACCCGTGTCGTCCATGTTCTGCTGGCGCTGGATCCCGGCGATGCCGGTGTCAACGACGTTGCCGCTCTTGCCGTGACTGAAGAGATTGCTGAAGTCCTGGTCGAATGGCTGCCACAGCCAACGACCGGCACGGCTGACCGTGCGCTTGTAGGCCTCGACGTCGGGGCCATCCACGCTGGGCTTCTTGCCCTGCTTGTTGGCATCGGGTGGGTACAGAGGACGCGGGAAGCCTCTGACCGCTACCATGGGCCCACCCGGATATCCCTTTGTCCACCAGTCGGCCATGACTATGCCCGAGGCACCTTCCTGGCCTTGCCAACCTTCCTGATCGGCTGAGCCTTGATGGGCTTCGGCACCTTCGCCATGGGCTGGTACGATCCCTTACCGCCCTTCGGTGATGCTAGTCCCATGATCCCTCCTCACATCTTCTTGTGCAACAGATCACCCGTGATCGTTGCGGTTGACGAGACAGCGTTCATGTCGAGAACGGTGACAGCGCTGACCGTGGACAGGATGGCTGCATCAGCGTGGTCAGGAGAAGGTAGGCCACGCTCACGCATGTCCTCTTTCGTTTCCACGAAGATTCGGCCAGCGCTGTCAACGCTCCATTTGACCGACCCTAGCTGGGCGGCCAAGGTCTCATCGGCCGGGTCCAGATCGATGAGACCAGCCTCCATGAGCTCGCGGAACGTCCACCAGACTTCTGAACGCCGATTCTTGAACTTGGCCGGATTGCTTGCTGCCTGGCTGCCCTGATGCGGGGCAACGTTGAGGCGCTGCTCTCTCAGCCGGTCGTACACGCCGGCACCTACCCCGATGATGTCAATCGTGGCTGGCGGCGTGTAGTTACCGTGTGACGTCATCCAGGTGCGGATCTTGCCCGCTGACGTCATGGTGTCGGTCTTGCTCCAGCGGTCGGTGAGTCGCACCACACCATCACGGTTGCGATAGATGACGGAATGGTCCACCCCGTAGCGCGCAATATCTACGCCATAGCGGCCCACGCCCAGACCGGGCAGGTCCTGGTTCCAACAGTACTGAATCAGCGCCGGAGAGATGAGGTACTCGTCGCTGACATCTGGGAACTCGCCATCCACCTTTGCCACCCACGTCGGTGAACCCTCGCCCCACTCCTGACGTGCGGTCTCCACCCAGATCTTGCTGACCAGGCTCTCCATCACCAGGTCGCCCATGTACTGCCCGCATACCGCGCAGTTGTGGTCGCCGGTGAAGTTGGGTGTATCCCAGACGCTGATCTGAATGACGTTCCAGCCCGAGCCAGGCTTACACACTTTGGCGAAGTGGCTGTTCGGGTCGTCTGGGTTACCCAGGGCAAGCACTCGCGCATTCTCGTTCGTCACCAGGGCGAGAACTGAGGTCCATAGCGACAGCGGAATGCCGCAGGCCTCGTCTAGCACTGCCAAGAAGTAACGCGAGTGAATGCCCTGGAACGTGTCCTCATCGTAGTCAGCAGGCTTTCGACCCATGGCGATCAGTTCCTCACTCTGATCAGCACGCTTGGTGCCCACATCACCCATATGCCACTGACAGTCGAGCGTGATCCGTCCCCTTAGATCACCCTCTCGATGACGACGACGTATCTCACGCCACAGGATCGCCTGAACCTGCGGCCATGACGGAGCCGTGGTAACGGCAAACGCAGAGCCGAGTTGGTGCACGTCCATGTACCACCCGATCACGCCGCTGCCCGTGAAGGACTTGCCTGGGCCATGGCACGACTTCACCGCAGTCATGCGGTTGTCCCTGACTGACTCCAGGATCTCAACCTGCTTGCTCCACAGATGGTGGCCCAGTTTGTCATGGAACCAACCAACAGGATCCGCTATCCACGGATCCTCGGGAGGGTACAGCCTGTCGATTGCCAGCGAGCCCACGCCGGCAGGCAACTTGGCTACGGGAGATAGATCTGAAGTAGCAGATCGTCTGGACAACCGCGCTCCTTGGCAGCGATCATTTGGTGGAGGTCTTCAGTCGTTTCAGCAAGAGGTAACGCCGTGCCGTACTGGACCCGAGCTTCGAGCAGCTGCCTGAGTCGCCACTGGGTGACGAGATCAATGACGTCGTCATGGGACTCAACCTGTTTCACTCCTACCAGCCTCCAGCGCGAGCCGCGCATGGCTCGCGTGCCCAGCGTCAGGCATGCCACCGTCGATGGCAATCAGATGCTTGCGCACGATCACGGGTGCTTTGGCCCGCTGCTCCGGCGTCAAATCCAGGTCACCGAGTATGCCCTGAATGAGCCGCGCCAGCAGGTCGGCGTAGGTCTCCGCCATCTTGACAGCGCGCTCTGCGATACCAAGGCTGATCGCTTGCGCAGAGTAGCGGGCCAAACTGTCTGCGCGCTTCTGCCGCTCACGGGCATACAGGTGGAACTGTCTACCCGCAATGGTGTCCTCCACCCAGTCCTTCTCCTGCAGGCCAGCCATCTGGTCGGACAGCCACTTGATCTCGCCAGCCGTGACCTTGATCATCCACATCAACGCGTCCATGGCGTTGATCTCCATCGGCGTGCCGAAGAACACCTTGGCCTCCTGCGTCAGCGCGTGCTTGGTATGGTTCGGCAGTTTGCCACCGTGGTACTTGCACGCTCCGATGCCCAGATGATTGGTGCCCCAGCCTGCGGCGAGGAGGCAGGTCCCACCCTCGCGCTTCTTGGCGCCACAGAACTGACCGCCCACAGCCTTGCGAGTCCTGTTCGTACCAAGGACTGGCTTCTTGCCCTTTGGCGGCTTCTGCGTCGCGCCGGGAAGCTTGAAGCCACCCTTTGAGGCAGCCTGGGTGGTGGCGCTGCGCCGACCTCGCTTCTTGCGCTCCTCAGGACTCACCAGCGCTCCGGCCAACGCGAGATGAACGTGATCGGCTCGCCATTGCGGCGAACTGAAAGCGGATCTACGGTTGTACCGGCATCAGCGCCGCTGTCCCACTCAAAGGACCCGTCATGACCATACGCATTTGGCTCTTGACCTGCTCCGAGTGCGATGGGCACCCAGGTCTGCGGAAGGCAGTCTGGGTAGGCATCGTTCCTCGGGAAGTTGGACGGCATGACTGGGTGGGTACGCTACCTGAACCTGCAGGAGCGTGGCGGATTTGGTCGCCTGCGCCGCGAGCACGCGCGCGCGCGAGCGTACGAGCGCGCGGGCGCAGGAGAGCGCGCGCATGCACGCGCGATCGGGAGGATCAGCGACCGTTGGTCCCGTGCTGCTTTATGTACCGGGCCACAAAGGTTGCGATATGGGCCCATGCCGAACGCTCATGCTCACGACCGCGCACCCAGATGCCAAACTCCTTCATTCGGTCGTTTGTGCAGTAGCCTTTGGCCTCACCAGCGGTCTGCAGGATCATGTCGGGCATATGAGTGGCAAACGCACCTCGCTTGTGCTTCGACCACTCATCCTTTGTGCCCATCCTGTAACCCTCGACTCCCCAGATGATCTGCGTACTGATCTCAGAGGACTCGCCGCCGTAGATCGTCCCAGGCTTGTAGATGAAGTCCTCCATCACAAACCAGACGTTCTCAGGCGGCAGCTGCTTCACGAACACGCACTCACGGTAGAAGCCTTGCCACAGCTTCACGATCTGCCGTATCTGGGAGCGTGCGTCTCCGTCGATGGTCGTGCTACCGTCGCACATCTTGGACTTCAGTGCCTCGGCTGCTCCCCCTTTGGCGTGCGGGTTGAACACACCCCAGGCAATGCCTGTGTGGCCGCCAGGGTCGCAGCCGAAGACACCGATGTTCATCTGCGCTTGCGCCTCCCACCGGTCTTGCGCCACTTCCGTGCGTTGAGCGCGAAGGTGGCTTTCTTGCGCATGGCCGGTGACTTGGACCTCTTCATCCGACGCAAGGTGCTGACGGGGATCTTCTTGCCCTTCTTCGTGCCGGTGGCACGCCGCAAGGATCCCTGTCTGCTCTTCTTGATCTTGATTGGCTTGCGCCGCCGAGCAGCCATGACCGTCAGCGGTAGATCTGTTCCAGTCCCTGAGCACGAGGAGTGTTGGCATCCTGACCCTGCTCCTGCATGGTCTCGGGCACCCACGCACCTCTTGTCGGGACCGGAGCGAACGCGACGCGGTTCAGCTGCGCAGCATTCACGCGAGGGACGGTTGAGCCGCCACTCGCCTTGCGGTAGCCACCAGAGCCGGTGAGCTTGAACATCAGCGGCCCCCTGGCTTTGTGGTATAGTGGCCCCAGCCGGTGCGGACCACCCTGACGTTACGAGACATGCCTGTCTCCTTCCACTAGTGTGCCGGAAGCCTAGCGGATCTTCTTGACCGGCGGTACACCCGTCGGCGGTGGGATCGGCGGTGGCTTGGGTGTCTTGCGGAACCGCTCTCTGATGAGCATCCATGCCAATGTGTAGAACCGCTTCTCGAATGGATGCGGTGGCTGACTGGTGTTAGGATGGGGCATCGTTTTCCTTCATGACCGTCTCGAGAGCATACGGCTCCTCACCCTCGACCTCCATGACGATCGCGTAGTCCTCGTCAGTCTCGAAGATGCGCAGCGTCATGTTGTGCGGCAGCTTGACCTCGAGACTTTCCACCATGTGGTACACGAGATCTGGTACACCTGCCGTTCGAGCGGAAGCCTCGGCAGCCGCATCTGCGGTGGCCAATGCAAGCTGCTGTGGGTCCACTGCTCGTGGGTCTACACCTGGTGGCAGGTTGTGGTAGTTGAGCTTGACCTTGAAGCTCATGCGTCTCCTCCCTGTCTTTCGTACTCGTGCTTCCAAAGAGTCTTGTAGCAATCCTTCAGCTTCGCATACTCGGCGACCGGTCCCAGCCAGATCTTGAACTCACCGGCCCAGTCGGCGAGCGGAAAGTGCCGTGGCGGCTTCTTGCGCATGACAGGACCATCGGGATACTGCTGCTTGTCAAACTCCGCGAACAGCCAGTACTCCGCGACGTGGCGCGGAATCGCGTTCACGTGTAGGCAGTTCTGGCACCACGCCACGCTCATCGGAGCCGCCGGCACTGCTGCTACGCCAACGTACACCGCACCCTTGCTCTCGCCGTGGCAGACGTCGCAGATGTTCGGTGGTGGCGGAGGCAAGGTACGGGTCATGGGCGACCCTTACCGTACTGCTCCTTCATGACCCAGCCGATGATGAACGTCGTGAGGATCAACTCAAACAGAGCCTCACCGCCGTCACCGCCGGCATGCTCGATGCGCGCAATCTGCATCGTGGTGGCCGCGAGCAGGCCAACGTAAAACGCTCGCATGCTTTCGTAGTCGAACCCGCGCTTCTCAAACCACCCACCGATGCCTTGCTCGTCATCGTGAATGCACTCGCGGGTCTCGAACAGCAGCCGCTCGATGTCCCTCAGCGTGATGGGCAGTGGCTCACCACTGTGTGACTCACTCATCGCAGCACCTCCGTCAGAAATCGGATGACCTCTGCCTCGATGCGCGGGTCGGCGTTTCCGGCAACGTTCAGGGTCCTGATCTGATGCTTCTCGATCCAGTTCCTTACGGAACTGGGCTGCACACGGATCCTGAAAACTGGATCAGTGGCTGGTGGATGTGGCTCGTACTCGTGAATGCGAATGTCGATGTACGGCTTCTTGTACATCAAGATGTACTTGAGCGTGCACTTCTCGCCCGGCGTCTTGAAAGATGTGGCAAGCCGGATCGTCCCATCGCTGTTCGCGACGTTGGCCTGTGTGCGCGGCGGATAGTCCTTGCTGCCGTGTTCTTCCACCTTGTACCGCTTCGCATACTCAGGCTTGCTGCCACTGCGCGTGCGGTATCCAGCTGGCATGTGCCCGCCGGTGGGAATGTTGAGAAGTCTCGCGGTCATGAGACCTGCCAGATCCGCTCCGTCTTGACCGCCGGAGATTACTTTGCTGACTGTTGCCATTGTGCCTTTCTGGTGGTAGTGTCGGTGAAGCTGAACCGGGCGAGATGCGAGATCTTCCTCGGGGACACTACCAGGACCCTTGGTTGATCCCGCACCCGCCCGGTGGCCTTGACGAAATCGGCGGATCCCGTTTCGGCGACTAGAAGTCTACCGGATTTTTCTGTGGGACGCTAGGCGGATTTTATGACGAGGATTTTCTGCTACTACCTGGGGTCGCGCCGGTGGGCGGCGAGTCTAAGGCGGTGGAGCCTCCCGATCGCGCATGCACGCGCTCGCGTTGCATTTGGTGGAATCGGAACTTTTCGTAGTGCCAAACCTTTGTTCGAGCGCGATCTCGCGTGCACGCGCGATCGAGAGGGTCGGCCGCAGTTAGCGATCTCGTTCTACGGGAATCGTTTGGTTTTTGTGTAGTGGAGCATAACTTTACTATTCGTAGAAATGTAGTGCCATGGGATCGTTTTACCATGGTCTTCAAACTCGTATCACTTCTAAAGCGTAAAATCAGCGATTTTTCGCCATGTTCTGAGTTTATTTCGGTCGACTTAGGATTAGAGTCTCTTTGCAGGGTGAAAACTCAGAGATTTCGGACTTTTTCTGACGAAATGTTCGTGAAATCTTTGTGTGTATGCTACTGATTTGACATATGGCATTTTTGGCATGCATTTTGGGTTCGTGGCACCCGCACTTTCGGATTCCCCATGAATTAGTATTTGACGAATTGGCTTGACATTACCACATGTCAGACCAATTGTCCGACTGGGGATTTGCGGACCTTTTCGCCCAGAAAGTCCGATTTACCAGGGAAAACTCAGAGCCACAATCTCTGGGATTTGGGGATTACAGGCCCGCGTTTATCACTTTGAGACTTTACGAAGTCCTTACTTCTTCTTTAGGACGTCCTTACTTCTGGGGCGTACCCTTCTAGTAGTAGGAAGTTAGCTAGTAGCTACCTACTAGGCGGATCCTAGGTTTAGGCAAGGTCCTTTGGCCTTCCGACCGTTCCTAGGGCCATCGCGCCGGGGCTACGGGGGAGATCCGTAGCGCGCGGGGGAGCCGGGCGTATCCGAGCTACCGGGCTAAGCTAGCCGGTCGGGTAAGGCCACCTCCCAGAGTCCAAGCCTTTAGCGGGCGAGGTCGCAGGTAGCGGGTAGCGACCGGGGCGAACGCGCAAGAAGAGATAACCTCCCTCCCTACGGTTAGCGGCGGCGGCCTGAGAAATCGGGCCGCGCGCCGGTGATCGCAGAACGCGTCACCATGACGCTACCTTAGGAGGTAAGCAAAATGACGGTTGAGACCACGATCAACGGTGGCACCATCGAGCTGAAGCTCGGTTCGAAGGTCAACAAGATCCAGGCCGACGAGGCCACTGAGATCATCGTCGCGCTGCTCGCGGCTCGCAAGGAGGCCTATGGCAACCTGCGGACGGTCCGCGAGGCGGCGGCGGCGGAGGCCAAGCTGGAGCGCGACGCTGCCAAGCTGGCCAAGCTGCAGGAGCGGAAGGCGGCGCTGGAAGCGCAGCTGGCCGCCCTGGCAGCGTAGGGGCAAGCGCGGGACGTAGCGGGTAGGGGCAGGTCGCCAGATCTGCCCTATCCCGGTGCACCTCGCACCAAGGTAACCACCAGGGAGGTAAGATCAATGGGACGTGTAAGCCGCAAGGTGAACGCGCAACAGATCCAGGCAGGTCGCGTACGCAAGCCCAGAACGCAGAATGGGAAAGCGTACGAAGCCCACCAGCCGAACAACGGTAAGCGCAGCAGGTCGGCTTTCAAGAAGCCCACCGGCGCTGATCAGATCAAGGCGATCCAGGAGATCCTGAAACTGAGGGATCGTAACGTTGAGATCATCGCCGCGATCAACAGCCTGCGCGCCGAGTACGAGAAGAACGAGCGCAGGACCGCAAGGCTCGCCAGCAGGTACCCCATCAAGCTGGAAGCAACCGAAGAGTGACATAGTGGGAGGGTCAGGGTAACACCTGACCTATCCCAGTGTGCCATACGGTACGCTGTAACCAGGGAGGTCAGTGTGAACCCCAGTACGCAGTTCATCTGGGCGTGGATCCTGACGGTGGGCCCGATCGTAGGCTGCATCTGCCTATGGGTCTACATGCAGCGCAGGTGACATAGCGGGAGCTTACCCCAAACGGGTAAGCTTCTCGGTGTGCCATAAAGGCGCATCTAACCAGGGAGGTAAGAATGGCAAAACCCACGTTCGAGGAACTCTGCCAAGAGTTGCTCGACCAGGGCGTGCCCGTAACCGCGACTGAGTTCGCAAAGCGCGGGTGGCCCTACGTGAACCCAGCCTGTAACCGTCGGTACCACATTGACGGCAGGCCGCCATGTCCGGTGCCCGGTAGCGGGACCACGTGGACGTCTGGCAGAATAACCGCCAAGCGTCGCGACTTCCTGCTGACACACGGCTTCATGCAGGTCAACGTGCCATACGACTACAAGTCGTTCGTTGATCCGCCTGATGCCGAACCTCGCACCGGCTATCGCACGGTGTACCTCAAGGTGAAGCGATGACACGCAAGCACGTGGAATCAATTCACGTACCACTTGACACCGCCGACGACTACGTGTACGTCTTCCGATCTGACGGTGAGATGTTCATGACCGTCACGATCCGGTTCGACGAAACACGTCCGGACGTGCAGTGCACCGTCAGCACCTGCCCGCTTGACGGCTCGGCAGGTAAGGACTTCGACTTCGAAGTCAACGTCGTCTAGCAGCAGCGATGTTGCGAATCTGCCCTACCGGGGCAGGTTCGGAGCATACGCTCCAGCAAGCAAACCAGGGAGGTAAGAATGGTCACAGTCATCAGGACCGATTCAGGGAACTACAACCTGTTCGGTACCGAGGACGGTGCGTTCATCCTGCAGGGCAACCTGACGCTGGCACAGCTGAAGGAGCTCAAGAAGGAGGTCGACTCTGCCATCAAGACGTCGAGCCTGCCGAAGTGGATGGACGACAACACCAAGCACAGCCGCAAGGCATGAGCACCGTTCACGTGCGTGGGCTGCGCGGTAAGTACAGCCCCATGAACACGATCACGGAAGAGCACAAGGACTTCCTGATCGCATGCGTGAACGAGGCCAAGTTCACAGCGGACTTCGAGGTCACGATCAGGTACAGCGTGTACATCGGTCCGAACTGTGCTGCCGAGCGTGACGGCATCACGGTGACACAGGACGGTCGCATCTACGCGATCGTGTTCCCTGACGGTCATCGCGAGTGACATAGCAGGAGCTTACCCGAGCAATCGGGTAGGCTTCCTGGTGTGCCAATCGGTTCACCAACAAATAACCAGGGAGGTTGATGTGGAGAAACACATCAAGATCGAGTTCAACTACGACAAGATCGTGCTCGATCTGAGTCCTCTGCCGAAGCTGAGCATCCCGCTCGAAGACGAGTGGGAGGCACTTCAGCAGGAGGAGGGTCGCCTGTATCGCAACACCGGCGCACCCACCTACGGCTGGACGGACGTGATCGAGCGCGAGGACAGCTGGTTCATCAAGGAACTCTGGGACCAGTGCGCGTCGTACATCGAGAACAGCGAGCCTGACTGGGCCACGCTGACTCGGCACGTCAAGTGTCAGATGATCGCACGCCGCGTCGCGCGCATCAACGCGATGATGGTGTACGGTCCCGAGTACCTGCTCATCTGATGCCGGCGTCGAAGGAGATCCAGCAGATCGTGGTGCTGATGAGGGCTCTGTCACCCACCAAGGGTTACGAGATCTTCGATCCGTACCACGGCAGGCCACTGAAGATCGTGAAGTACAGGTGGCAGGCACGACTGATCTGCTGGTTCATCAGATCGCTGGACTACTGGCCTCAAGACGAGGTCTAGCCTAGCGGGAGTCTACCGGAAGCGGTAGACTTCCCGGTGTGCTAGACACGCCACGTAAGACACTACCAAGCAAACCAGGGAGGAAATCGTGACTGAGAAACAGCACGAGGACATCCTGCGGAAAGTACGCGGTCTGATCGCCAAGGCGAACAGCACCGAGTACCCTGCCGAGAAGGAGTCGTTCCTTCGCGCGGCCGACAATCTGATGGAGAAGTATGCCATCGACCAGGCCATGCTGATGCTGAACGTCGACAAGAACGCTCGGTTGGTCGTCCGCAGGGACATCGACATCTCGTGGTGGTCGCAGTTGCGCGACGGCGTCCACATCGATGCGAGAAACAACATCGCGTGGCTGTGGGACGCGTGCGTGAACTTCTGCCGCTGCTACAGCACGTTCGCCACTTGGGACTACACCAAGAAGACGGCTGCTGTGTACGGCATGGAGAGCGACCTCTCGTACATGGACATGCTGTTCACCGATCTGCTCCTGCAGATGGTCGAGCACATCAAGCCTGTGTACGACCCCAGCCTCTCGCTGGGCCACAACATCATGCGGGCGAAGGAAGCCGGCATGAAGTACAAGGATGTCGCAGTCTGGTGTGGCCATCCCGAGTGGAGCACGACCGACGTGTACGGCAAGGTCAGCAACAACGGGATCATGCTCCGAGAGTACAAGAAGTACCTCAAGAGCATCGGCAAGACCACACGCGACGTCGTCGCTGTGCATCCCGACGAGTGGCAGATCAGCTACGTCGAGGGATTCACGTCGATGATCCGTCGTCGGCTGCACGACCTGACCGCCATGCGGTCTGGCGGCACCGGCGAGGAGAACAGCACGGCTCTGGTCATCCGGGACATCCGCGATCAGGCGCGCGACGCGCTCTGGGCAGACTTCCCAGACCTGAAGCCGCACGAGCCGGACTGCAAGTGCAAGCAGTGCACCGAGAAGCGGAAGCCTGTCAAGTACCGCGAGGGTCGCAGGACGAACTATGCTGCCTACGGCTCGGGACAGG